GACGCTGGCGATGCGGGGCCGGTCCGGCGCGGCTGGCTCGGCAGGGCGCTCCTGTTCCTCGGCGGCATCATGACCACCACGCTGGTGGCGAGCCTCGCCGTGGCGCCGTTCGGCATCTACCACTTCCACAGATACCCCGTGACGTCGGATGATAGCGGTAGCATGTGAAAACCCTATCAGAATGGGCATTTCTTGCTTGTTGCGATCTGTCATTGAGAGTAGGAACTAACCCCAGATCTGGTACGCCAGCGTGACTTGAACGGGCATCTATCAGGGAGGATTTCATGGCAACGGCGACCTTCAATAAAGAAACAGTGGAAAAGCTCATTAGGCGGAAGGCTGACGCGATCTACTTCGACGCCAGGCACCCCGGCTTCGGGATGCGCACCTACAAGACCGGGGCTCCCGCCGTCTGGTTCGTCAAATACGCGATTGGCGGCAGGCAGCGCCGCATGACGCTGGGCGTCGTGACCGTCGGCAACGTGGATCAAATGCGCGACCTGGCTGAGCTGACGCGCGCCAAGGCGAAGCTCGGCACCGATACGCTGGCAGAGCAGCGAGCGGAGCGCGCCAAGCCAAGGCCGAAGACGCTAGGCGATCTGGTGGAGCCGTACCTGAAGGATCGCGCGGCCGAGCTGCGCGAGCGTAGTCTTTACATCTCCAGGCTCTACCTCAAAGGAGCCTACTGGCAAGCGTTGCACAAACGCCCTCTGCAGGAGGTGACCCGCAAGGACATCGTGCCAATCGTCGACGAGCTGAAGGAGAGCCGGGGCGCCGTCACGGCTGACCGGGCAAAGACCGTGCTCAGCTCGCTCTGCCACTGGGCCATGGACAGGGGCTATCTCGATGCGAACCCGTGCGCCGAGATCCGCAACAGGGCGCCCTCAGCGAGCCGTGACCGCGTGCTGACCGAGAACGAGCTGGCGGCGGTGTGGAAGGCGGCCGACGACGGGAGCCTATTCGGCAAGGCTGTGCGCCTGCTGATGCTCACCGGAGCCAGGAAAAACGAAATCTGCGGGCTCGTCTGGCCGGAGGTGAAACTTGACGAGCGGATGCTGGACCTGCCGGCGGAGCGCGTGAAGATCGGCAAGCCATTTCTGATTTGCCTCAGCGCCCCGGCGCTCGCCATCCTAAAGAGCGTGCCGGCGATCGCTGAGCAGGATCGTTTATTCGGCACCTACTCGGCATCGCGATACATGGACGACCTGCGGGCGAAGCTGCCGGATGTTCCCCATTGGACGCTGCACGACCTGCGGCGTTCGTTCTCGACGCATGCGAACGAGCAAGGCATGGCGCCGCCGCACGTCATCGAAAGCGCGCTGGGCCATCTCGTCGGCAATAAGGTCAGCCAGACTTACAACAAAGCGCTGTACCTCGCAGAGCGGCGCCGGCTGATGGACGCCTGGGCAAGGCACGTCGAGCGCATCGTGGCGGGCAAATTAGCCGGCAAGGTTGTGCTGTTCGGCAAGCGCGCTTGACTGCGGCAGACTCGCATCACAGCCGGAACATGGGAGGTACGTCATAAGAACGAGCAAGGAATTTCGGCGCACAACCGTCAAAATTGTGGATAGACAACACATCGCCGTTGATAGCCAATAGCGACCTTTGGTATGGGCTGCTCTATCTCGCGGTGCGCGACGGCAGCTAACAACAGAAGAAGACTGACGTTCGGAGAGACCAGGCCATGAAGATGGAAATTAACCGATGGCTCCCCTCCTGAGCGCCGTTGACGCGTTCCGGTTGGGAGCAAACCTACCGGAGTGCGTATGTCCTCAGATGCAGTCAAAGATCCCCTAGCGGACCGTTTTTACCGGCCCAGGCTAATCGCCGAGCGGACCGGCCGGCATTATGTCACCGTTTTAAAAGCGATCGCCGACGGCGAGCTGAAGGCCCAGAGGGTCGGCAGGCGCGCGCTAGGCGTGCGCGCGTCCGAGGTCGAACGCTGGCTCGCGAGTTTCAACCCGGAGGCCGCCTGATGCGCGGCGATACCGGCAAACCGGCCCGCGACTGGCTCGACCTGCTGCCGCGAGACTCCTGGCCCGAGCCGTGGCGCTCGATGGGCGACGGCGAACTGAAGGCCCAACGGGTCGGCAGGCGCGCGCTTGGCCGCATGACCTGGCACGGCTATTGGATGTCGTCCCGGAAATCCGACGGCATCAAGGTCATCGTCGCCCTGGCCGCGCTTGGCCTCGTCGTGGCGGTGGTCCTGGGAGCAATCAGATGACACCGCAACGCCGGGACGTGGTTGCGAAAATCACCGCTGTCGACGCCGTCCTGAAGAACCCGAAGCTCAGCGCGACGCAGGCCCTGCTGCTGATCGGCCTGATCATCAGGGCGAACGCCGCATACGAGGACGCGGAAGCCAGCGCCGCCAGACTCGCTGTCTACGCCAAAGTCAGCAAACTCCACACCGTGTTCGAGGCGCTGCGCGAGCTGGAGCGGCACGGACTGATCGCCCGTGAGAACCGACCGGGCCGGGCCAATGCCTACAGGGTGATCTCACAGCGGGTCATGGACGCGATCGTCACCGCCTACGAGGAAACTAGTACGTCTGAACGGCATGGCAACCCGTCCGGTTGAGCGGCATGGCAACTAGTACGGCCGGACGACATATGCCGCTCAACCGGACGGGCCGTTAAACCGGACGCGACCCATGCCGGTAAACCGGACGCCACCCATGCCGTTCAACCGGACACTATCCTGTCTTCTATCCTGTCTTAGATCCTGTCCTTTTTAAAAGGACACCTCCGTAAGTCGATTGTGACGTAGCGTCCGCGTCTGCCCGCAGCTTCCTAGAGAGACGCATTCAATGCGCCGCAAGCGACACCGCCAGCCCGAGCAGCTGCCACCATGGTTCGTCAGAGAATGCTTATGGAGGCGGCATCCCAAGTTTGGCCTCCAGGCGATGGCGGTGGGCTATGAGGACACCAGCTACGGCGGCGAGATGATCCACTTCGCCTTGACCTGGGCCGGTGACCATCCCGAGCAATTCGAGGCTTGGCGCGCCCGCATGGCAGCCGCGTGCCCTTGCATCGTGTGCAACGCGGGAGGCACAGCATGATGCGCGGTCACCGCAACAAGATCCGCGCCGCCATCGACGCGCTTGATGCGAGGGGGCTGCTGCCGCCTTATCTCCGCATCGTGACCCGTGACAGTCTAGTTTTTGCCGAGCTGGTCCGCATGGGCTACCGGGCTGATATGCCGTCGCGACGCTCGATCGCAAGAGAGTTTGCCCGGATGGGCCGGAGCGCCCCAACTGCCCCAAGTGCCCCAACTGCGCGGCGACAAGCTTAGCGAACACTGACAGTCCTTGTGCCCACGTCCATATGACAGCGAGGGCACATGTCAAAAGCATTCACATCTGACGCGCGCTTTCCCTCCATCGTCCGATTCCGTGCACCTGCCGGCCTGATGGCTGCGCTCGATCTCGCAGCGCGCCGCCGGCATCAATCAGTCTCCGAGCTTGTGCGCCAGACGGTGCTCCGTGAACTGGAGCGCGATGGCGTGCGCCTCGACCAGCACGGCCACGTCAAAACCAAACAGCCCACGGATTTCCTGTGACCCCCAAACAAGAGGCATTCGTCGCCGCCTATATGGAGACCGGCAGCGCCTCCGAAGCGTATCGGTCTGCGTACCGTGCTGCACGCATGTCGGCGGAATCGGTGCATGTGGCCGCCTCCAGGCTACTCGCGGACGCTAAGGTTACGCTACGGCTCAACGAGCTGAGGGCCGCCGCAGCCAAGCGCAACGCGCTGACGATCGACAACCTTGCCGCCGAGTACGAAGAAGCGCGCAAGGTCGCCCTGAAGAACGACGACCCAAAAGCAATGGTCGCTGCAACGGACGGCAAGGCCAGGCTTGCCGAGCAGCAGCAGTTGCAGGAACTCAGCGCCAAGCTCGACAAGCTGGAGAGCGCTGCATCGCGAGGGTGGACTCACTGATGGCACCCCGCAACGTCATCGCCCAGCTCTCCCGGCGTATAGATCGTATCGCCGAGCGGCACGCGCCCCGGCCCAAGAGTGAGATTTGGCTCGTCGAGCGCGACAAGGCGTGGCCGCTCCGCAGCGACAGGAGCGAGGCCATCGACGTTGCCGAGATGCGCGCGCGTCCGTGCTCTGGGCATCGCATCGAGCGCCTCATTGTCCACAACGATCCGACTGGCGCCGGCTGGCTTGCGGCTTGCTGCCTTCCCGGCGGTGAGTGCTACGCGCTGCACGGCGATTCCGGCGGGAATTTGCCGCCCGGCTGGACGGAGCCCGCGTGATGGTCACCCGTGCCAGGATCGATCGCATCGCCGCCCGCATCGAGCGGCTGACGCCGCCCAAGGCACTGCCGAGCGAGGGCGCGGCGGAAGAATTCGACCGCCGGATCGAGGCCATCGCCGGGCGCCTGCGCTTCCATGCCGAGCGGGCCGGAGAGCCCTGGCCGCCGCTCAGGTCGCCCGAGGAGATCGCGGCAGTGGTCGCCGACCTTCGTCAACACTTCGAAAGGACGCACAGAGATGGCTAACGACCGCTCGCGCAGCGTTACCCGAGAACTCGTGTGCTCCACGTGGCTCTACCAGCGCGCGACAGGCTGCAAGGCGGTGACGCCTCGTCGCCTGTTTCGCTTCTTGGGGATCAGACCCTCCGACGTCGAGGCGGTTCGAGTTGAGCTCGATCGCATCGTCGTCGATCTGTACCAGCCGGTGACCGCATGACGGCGAAAATGAAAGGATGCACTGATGGCTGACAATCAAGACGAACTCCAGCGGTGGAGAGCGGCGAACCCCTGGTTTGATCAGAACGCGGCGCTCCAAACGGCCGCGATCGGCATCGAGGCCCAGATGGCAGCGGCCGGCGTGCCGCTGACGGATCGCTTGGCCTACACCTCGCGATCGATCGCCGGCATCTTCGGCGACCGCGCCGAATACGACGCACGGGCGGCCTACCACCAAATCACCAGGGCCGATCCGAAATTCGCGAAACGCATGTCCGAGGATGAGTACGCCGCAGCCGCCAGGTCGCGGCGCTGACACAAGCAACGAAATAGAGGGAATACTGATCAATGAGCCAGTTAATCACCAGCGGTACGACGCCTAAGGCCATGTGGCCCGGGATTTCCGCCTGGTTCGGGCAGGATTATGACGAACATCCTGTCGAGTGGACCGACCTTTTCGAACAGGACACCTCGGACAAGGCTTACGAGGAGGTTGTGGAGTCCGTCGGCTTCGGCCTCCCCCAGGTCAAGCCCGCCGGCGAGTCCATTACCTACGATACCACCTCACAGGGTGTCACCGCCCGCTTCACCCACGTCGCGTATGCGCTCGGTTTTATGGTGACGGCGGAGGAAATGCGCGACAACCAATATGCGGCGGTGGGCAAGCGCCGGGCCGGTGACTTGGCATTCTCGATGCGCCAGGGCCACGAGATCGTCTGCGCAAATTTTTATAACAACGGCTTTACGACCAATGGGCCGGACGGCGTGCCGTGGTTCTCTGCATCGCACCCGAGTGCTTCCGGCAATCAGAGCAATCTGCTGAACTCCGCAGATCTGAGCGAGGCCAGCCTGGAGGATGCTGTCATCGCAATCATGACCGCCAAGGACAGCAGGGGCCGAAAGATCCCACTGCGGGCCATGAGCCTGCACGTCCACCCGAGCAACTGGTTCGAGGCGACGCGCATCCTGAAGTCGGTGCTGCAGAACGACACCGCTCAGAACGCGGTCAACGCCCTGAAGATGACTGGCGAATTCCCGAATGGGATCAAGGTCAACCACTACTTCGACGATCCGGATGCGTACTTCATTCGCACCAACGCGCGCCACGGGGCCATCCACTTTCAACGCGATCCGCTGTCCTTCCAAGAAGACGGCCAATTCGACAATATGGTCCAGAAATACGCCGCTTACGAACGGATGTCAGTCGGAAGAGCGGACTGGCGCGGCGCGTATGCGTCGACCGGAGCATAGCATGGCCAAGAGCAAGACCGACGACGCGGCTACTCCCGCCCCGGATGGGGGCGGCACGCCACCGGCCGCCGCACCAGATGTCGATCCGCAGTACGCAGATTGGCTTGGTCGCCGGCCGGTAACCGCCGAGACCCGCCATCCTTTTGGTGGGCTCGTCCGGCGCCTCGACAACAGTCCTCCACCTACTGGATTCCATGCGCATTGGTTTAACGACGATGCCGAGGGCCGGATCGATCGCGCACTGGCGGCCGGGTACGCCATGATGACCGACAAGAACGGCTCGCCCATCCGAAAACTCGTGGGCACCAAGCGCAGCGGCGGCGGGATGTACGCCTACAGAATGATGGTGCCGATCGAGTGGTGGCTGCAGGATAAGGGGAAGATCGAGGAGGCCCGCAAGCAAGTTGAGGCGGACATGGCGCGCGGCGTCATCGCGCGTGGTGCGCCGGGAGTCGACGGCCGCTATCTGCCCACACGCGCCGGCCAGCCTATCAACACCGTGACGACCACGGATGGCCGGATCAAATGAGTTCCGCGCGCTGCGAGCCGTTTCCTGTCCGGCTTGATCTCTGCGCGGATTGGCCGCCGCCGTGTTTGGGGCTCGCCGGTCGTGGACACGGCGGCGGCAGTTAGAACCGCTATTTAGGGGCTTTACCGGGGTGAACAAGCAATGGCTCGCTGAGGACATCCTCAACGACACATCGATCGATGACATTATTGACCGCATGGATCGCACGGCCCAGCGGCCCACGTCCATGCGCGCCGCCGAGACCGAGCAGGAGATCGCCGGCTTGCGCCAGCAGGTCGCCGATCAGGCACGGGAAATCGATAATCTGCGGCAGATCGCTGAGCAGGGAAAGGCGCTAGTTGCCCAGCTCACCAGCCAGCAGGCGCAGCACCCGCATGGCGATCCAGCTCAGCAGCAGGCAGTGCCAGATTCAACCGCAGCCCGGTGGGTGGCCGAGAACCAATGGTTCAACACCGACGAGGAGCTACACGCCGCAGCCATCGCGCTTGACGCCTCCATGATGCGGAAGATCCCGGACACCGCGAAGCGGCTCGCGACGGTGAAGGCCCAGCTACAGAAGACCTTCCCGAACAAATTCCTGAATCAGGCGCGCGTCGCGCCGCCGGCCGTGAGCCGCTCCGGGCCGCAGTCGGGCAGGTCGAGATCATCGAGGGAGCCGACGCTCGCCGATCTCGACGAGGAGGCAAAATCGGCGTTGGCGTCGATCAAAAGGGTCGATCCGAAGTTTACGGACGAAAAGTATCTGGCCGGCTGGAAACGGCAGCGCGCCGCTGAAAAACCGTGACCATGGCTAACACCATCAGCAAGACCACAATCGAGGACGGCCCGCGCAACCTCGTGCAGCTCGTCAACATCGTCGGCGACGGCTCGGGCGATGAGAGCAGCACACTGCTCGTCGATCGCTCCGCCTTCACGCCGACGACGGGAACGAAGACGGTCGTTGACCGGATCGAGGGCCATCTCAGCGGCTTCACGGCCGCGCTCTCGTTCGACGCGTCGGCCGACTTGACCGTTGCGCGGCTGCCAGATGGACATCCGTTCGAGTTCGACTGGAAGCGCGTCGGCGGCGTTGCCTCAACCAAGGCTGGCACAGGCGCCAACGGCGACATCCTGATCACCACCACCAGCCTCGGCGCCAGCGATGGCGGGACGTTTACACTCTTCATGCGGAAAAGCTAGACGTGGCCATCCTCCTCCCCATCCCGAAATTCCAATTCGCCGATAGCACCGGCCGCCCCTACGCAGGCGGCTCGCTTACGTTCTACCTGACCAGCACGGTCACGCCCGAGGACGTGTACCCGAACGAGAACCTAACCTCTGGGGTCTCGACGGTTACGCTGAACGCGGCCGGCTGGCCGTCCACTGACGTCTTTCTGCACCCCGAAAAGAAGTACAAGGTCGTCCTGAAGGATGCGTCAGCCAACGTCATCTGGACCGTAGACCCGGTTTCAACGACCGATCTCGCCCGCGTCCCACTGTGGACCACAACGGCGGGCGATCCGAACGGCAGCGTCGCTGGCACCGCCGCATCCTCCGGCGTGCTCCCGTCGATGGTATGGGACCGCACCAACTCCCTTATGTACGTTTGTACGACGACCGGCAATGCCGCCGCCGCCGTCTGGACCGCGCTGAACGCTTCCTCGGCCACTCCCGTCGTTACCGCTCCCCAGGGCTACCTCACCCTCACCAGCCAGACGCCGATCATCACCTCAGATGTGACCGGCGCGACGGCGGTCTATTACACGCCCTTCACCGGCAACCTCGCGCCGGTCTACAACGGCTCGCGGATGGTGCCGACCACGTTCTCGGAGCTGACGCTGACGCTTGTCGCCTCCCATGCCGCCAATACGCTTTATGATATCTTCTTGTTCTCGAATTCGGGCGTCCTGACGCTGGCCACAGGGCCAGGGTGGACCACCTCCACGGCGGGCTCCTGCGCACGGGGCACGGGCGCCAGCACAACGGAGCTGACCCGCCTTGCCGGCTATTGGGTCAATGCCGTGCAGATCACCGGCCGGAACGGCTCGACGACCTATACGATCCCGGCGAATACGGCGACCTATCTTGGCTCCATCTTCATGGACGGGAGCAACGGGCAGGTGACGTGCCACCGCTCGTGGGGGCAGAGCCGCAAGTGGGGGATCTGGAATGCCTACAACCGGCAGCCGCTCTATCTGAAGGCTGGCGATTCCACGGCGAGCTGGACCTACGCGACCAACACGATCCGGGCATCCAACAATGCCAGCACCAACAGCGTGACGGTGTTCTGTGGGCTTGCGGAAGAGTTCTTCGATCTCTCATTCACTCAAGATATTGAATCCATCAACATCGAGGGCGCTAAATTCCAAATCGGCATCGGCTGGAATTCGACGAGCACGATGAGCGGCCGGCGCGGCTATAGCTACAACTACGATGACAACAGTACAGGCGGCGCTTCCGGCGATGGCGCGGACAACGCCTTTGCACAACACTTACAGGCGCCGTCGCTGGGCAGAAATGACGTCACTGCATTGGAAGTAGCTACGAACGCGGTATCACCGTCTGCAATCCTCGGAACCGAGACGTATATGATGCTGTCCGCGCGGTGGCGCGGATGAGAATTAGGGGATACAGATGGACATAGCCGACGCGCTCGCAGAACTGGATCAATCCCTAGGCGCCGCCGCCGGCCCAATCTGGCAGCGCCTGGGGTCGTTCGGCAGCGGCTTCCGCGCTGGATCGATGTCGGGCATTGACGACGCGCTGGGCGCCGCCTCCGGCCAGGACACGCGCGGCCAGCGACAGGCGGCAAGGCTTGCCGATCCCTACCCGTGGCTGCACTTTGCCGGCGAGATGGCCGGCGCTCCCGTATCCGCGCCCATGGCGGCTCTCTCCCCCATTGCCGCCGCCCTGGAGGTCGCGCGGCGCCGTCTAGCGGAAGGTGACACCTCGTCCAGCACGGCCGGGCCGGCCGTCGCGGGCTTCGCGCCGCGCGCCGCGCAGACGCCGCAGCCGCCGTACCAGCCCGCCGCTAGCGAGTTCACGACGCTGGCCGATCTGCAGCGCGCCCGTGCCTCGTCGGCGCTCGGCTGGGATGTCGGGCCTACGGATCGCTTTAGCGTGCCCTGGTGGGAGCTCGGAGGACGTGCGATTATGTACGCGCCACAAGGGCTTGGCGTTGATGGCGGCTTGACCGCGCCGGCTCGGCTGCTGCCGTGGTCCCGGCCGGCCGTCACCGAGATCGTGACGCCTGGCCAGACCGGCATCCCCCAGACCGGCCGTCCAGTCGGCGGCGACATCGCCAGCCGCGTCATGGCGCGGCTTCCGGTACGCGACCGCGCGC